TTATTTACCATTCACATCAAACGAAAGCATTTTGTCAGTCAGCACATCCCCCTTTGATGCCGTTCCCGATGAGCCTGACCAGAACGTCACTTTTTCACCGTCAACATTCAGTTCCGTGGCGCTGCCGTTCCATGGCTGAAAAGCGGTATAACGTCGCACCTGACCCGCCGGACCCAGCAGCACAAAATAAGGACTTGCTCCCCTGACATATCCGGCAAGCCGCCACTCCTTTGATACCGGAAGCACATCCGGTTTTTTCTGTCTCAGCTCTGATACAACCGTAGACGCAGGCAAAGGATGTGCAGGTGTCACGGTGCTTTCAGGCACAGGAGGGACAGCGGCACTAGCCTCCCGATCGCCGGAGAAATAATGTCGGGCAACGGCAATCATCGCGGTGACGAGGAAAAGAAAGGCAATCAGCTTGCCCCACGGCTTTTTCTGTGGGGTGGCCTTTTTTTCGGGTTGTTGAGATAACGGATTCATTGTTTTAAGTGTGCGCCCGGGCAAAACGGAATAAACAGCACGCATATCCACAAAACGGCCATTAAGCAGCTCCATTCCGTCAGAGAAAATGAAATTAGTGTCGTAAACGTTGTAATAATCCGCAGCCCTGATAATGATTTTATCTACGGGACGACGTGCCGCGTGAATCGTGCCGTCATAAAGAAACGTACTGGCAGCCACGTAATGAGGAATAATCCCCCTTTTGCCTGATGCAACCCCTGTTTTTCCTGGTCTGAATAATTCCATCAGTGGCGTAATCACAGGAACACGTAATTCATCAAGACGGCGGCAGCGAATAATTTTAGCCCCCATCGCCTTAATTATCTGGGAATCAATCATATCTTCATGCTGTGAAATCAGATAAACATCCCAGCCCAGCTTACGGGAATGTATCAGCCAGTCAATTAACGGTAATCTGTCCTTACGGGCAAAACCACGGGTATTCAGCCATGTCGCACACTCATCAAGAAATAACGCCCCGAAGCGTGTTTTTTCATTTTCAGGGCATCCACGACCAAGAAGCTCAAAGTCTTCAATGCGGGGCATAGCCGGAATAACCGTAACGGGGTTATCCGAACCTGAGGACATATATTCAGTGTTAAGCGGAAAATTTGCCGCAACCCGTAATCCACGGCGATAATAAAGTGAGGCAAAATAAGCTGCGACAATACCTTTACCCTGCCCCAGATTTCCGGTGATAACTGGCATGATTACCCCTTAAAAATAACGCGATCAAACAGCATTTTAATTATTTTGTTTTTGTGCTGATAAGCATAAGCAGAAAACTCAGTGGCAAACACAATATTAACGCAGCGACTGATGTTGTCAGGTAAATAGCTAAAGCCCGTCCTGAGATAATCGTTAACAACACCAGAAGAAGAAACCAAATCAATAACCTCATTAGAAGACCGGATAAGCGTAACAAAAAGCCCCACCGAAAAAGTCACATAAGATAAAACCCTGAAATTATCTGAAACCCATGGAAGCAACTTCCCCAAAAAAGGCAAAAAACGCTTAAATGTCGCAATGAAAAAAGCAACAAAGAACTGGATAAGCAAAGTAAACAATGTTACCCCCTGTCAACAAAAAGAACACGACGAACAATAAAGTAACAACGTAAAGTCGTTAATGCATAAAGAGCATACTCCAGTAAAGGTCTGATAATGTCATCATAAGCTGAAGCAAAATCAGATGTGTCAATTGTAAAATACAGCCCATTTATCCCCGGCAATGGAAATTCAATCTGAACTGGCTGAGCACCAGAACGACGCAGTTCACCAGTTAAAAGTAATTTATCAAAATTAATATAAAGCCACTCATCAGGAAGAAGACTGAAAAGCCTGTCAGCAAATGAAGACATATCATCCTGTTCAGGCGTTACAGAATGAATTAATTCATTTAACTGTGAATCATAAGAACTAACCGCACTGGTAATATCATCCTGAGAAACAGAAAAAGTATTATTTAAATCATTCACTGAACCCCATATTGTTTTTAACCAGCCCAAAATACCATCAAGCCAGCCATTGTCATCGCCGGATGAGCCACCGGAGCCTGAACCTGAACTACCGCTACCGGATGAACCACCGGAGCCAGAACCTGAACCACCACTGCCGGATGAGCCGCCGGAACCCGAGCCGGAGCCACCGCTACCGGATGAACCACCGGAGCCAGAACCTGAACCACCACTGCCGGATGAGCCGCCAGAACCCGAGCCGGAGCCACCGCTACCGGATGAACCACCGGAGCCAGAACCTGAACCACCACTGCCGGATGAACCGCCAGAGCCTGTCGTATTATCGCAATTGTCGTCGTCACAACCAGAGCCACTCCCTGTATTGCCGTCAGGATTTTTATTGGCGGGAGCCACGCCAACAGAACGCATACTTTGAGCGATACAATTCCCGTCGTCATCACACTCGTTAAAATCAATCAAATAACGACAGCCATTAATTTCCAGGGACTGAGATTCCTGCCCGTTACCCGTATCAACCCAGACAACATCACCAAGAGAATATGAAAAGTCCTTAATTACCGGACGGGAAAGACAATTTTCTTCGGTAACCGGCTTATTATATTCAGGTGTCAAATCCCCCTCACCACCCTGAAAAGCAAGGGTGCAGGCTGTCCACTTTTGCTTGTCTGAATCCCAGACTTTATATGCTGACCACCGGGCACGGACAAAAGACCCGACAGTCGAAGGTGCATTAACAGGCGTGGAAAGTGGCACACCACAATAATGAATTATTCCGGAACATGCGTCATAATTGCCCGAACCACAGAAAAGATGACCGGCCGCCCTGGCTAATTTAATCGACGTCCCCGCGTCCGAATAATCTGTCCTGCAGGATGAATGGCCTGCACACTGAACAAGTGCATCCGGATTTTCTTTCTCTTCAGCGAAAGAAAACGAGGAAAAGAACAAAAACAGAAGCGGAATAATAAAGTGAATCAAAAAAAACACTCCTGGTATGATTAAAAAAGCGCCCCGGAGGGCGCTGTCGTTAAATAACTATCAGGTTGCGCGGGAAAGGAAGCCTTTAATGATACCGATACCCAGACGGGCAGCGAGTGAAACACCAAGAACGGCAAATGCCGCCGTACCTGCAATGCCAATCACACTGGTGAGCGCGTCACCAATTTCTTTAACAGTATCAGCAGTAATAAAAGACGGAACCTGAACTGCGGCAGATGCAGGAAGCGCAGCGACAGAAGCAGTCGTTGCCAGACCAGATAAAACAAGGGTTTTCAGTTTCATACAATTCCTCTTTGACAATTAAAATTAATTAACAGCATCACTGAACATCCGGCAGACCAGAGTGAAAATAACACCAAGACCAAAGCCAAGAAGCCAGCAGACAATCCAGACATAAAGAACGGACCAGTAAAGCTCCCCGTCCTGTACGCCAGAATTCAGTGCGGATAAAACACCGCTGAAATCAAATTCAGTCATAATAACGCTGAACAGTAATGCTTTGTGAGTCACAGGCGCGAATCAGTTTTATTCCGATGCCAAAACCTGAAGAAAATAAAATCATTGCAGGCGCAGCAAATAAAACAAAGTTCAGAAAATCAGCGTCAGACATATCATCAGCCTTTTTCTTTACCTGCGGGCAGTGCACCCAGCGGCTGACCGTCAAAACGTTTCATGGAGCCGGAAATAAAACGATACCAGACACCATGACGTTCTGAGCCTGTCGACCATGAGTTAACATCCACCGTGAGATAAACAGGTTTGCCCTGCAAATCAGGACATGAATTAAAAAATTTAAAATCCTCCTCAGTACAGGAAAAGCGCTCATGCTCCTCACGGCGGACTTTTAATTTTCGATCCTCATACGGATAGGCAATAACAATGGCATATTTGGGTTTAGCCTCAGGGTTATAATGAGTACCGCCGGGTTTTAACTCCTCATCATTTATGACAGTGGCGTGAATAAAATATCCCGCCATTGTCATGCCTGAGGTAAAACCCTCAGGGGAAGGAAACGGAAAACTGTCGTAAATTTGATTCATAAATCAGACTCCTCAATGTTAAAAATTCAGTCAGGGACAGTTATTGTCACAAGTCCAAGGGTCGGCTTCGCCGCCCCCACCCGCCGCGCGGGAGCGCGTCGTGCGGTGTCGTGAAGCCGACGAAATAAACACAGATTCATAGCTGCTGCCGCTTCTGACTTCCTCTGCGCGGATTTTTTCTGCGGGGGTCATACGGCGGACAACACAGCCCATAAAACGGGTTATGACCGGAACGGGGCCAAACATGAAACCGGAAATCACCGGTGCGCAGGGTTCACCGTAACGGTTAAAACGGGGTTTACCACCTTCCTGCGGCTGAACGTAAAACGGACGAAGCAGACGTTCAGAACAGAAGAAACCGCCGTTCAGCAGGATATAGGTCCGGAAATCGCCTGCATCACAGGCCATGCGGATGGCCTCCAGTTCGGCGACCTGCTGCGGCGTGAACTGCTGCATATTGATATGATGTGCTTCAAGCGGTGAACGAAAAGTACGCATCTGGCGGTAAGCCGTGACGGACGGAACGCCAAAGAACTGGAACAGGCGAAGGCGCGTTGCTTTCTGCCAGCAGGCGGCACGGCTGACGGCATCACAGAATGAACGGGCAGAATAACGGTCATTCAGGGCGGTAATACCATCCGCACTGACATCACCCGCCATTTTGGTGATGTACTTCACGATGTAACGGAAACCATCACCCTTTTCAGGGTCAATAGCCTCAATACGAATACGGTGCTCTTTCGCCCCCTTTTCATCCGGCTCATCGCGCATGGCCTCTTCACGGAAAATGGCCAGCACCGTTGCGCTCTCATGGGGATTGCAGTAAATCAGGAAATTCCAGTGCGTTGTACCGTCAGCATGAGGCTCGACCGTGCGCAGACCGGGTATCTGAATACCGGCTTTATCCAGTCTGCGGCAGACCCGACGCCAGACGGTATTCAGCCAGGCGTGCGAATCCTTAACGGTCGGGCAACCTGCTTCCCACCATTTTTTATTCGGACGAGAATGCCATTTTCCGGCAACCTTAAAACTGGTCGTCGGGTGAAAACGTGACGGCGTGGTGAGCACGATGAAGTAGCCGGACAGCCCCATATCTTCGGACAGTTCACAGACGGCCTTTCCACGAACGCAGAGTTCAGCAATCCGGTTTTTCGGATTCGAAACAGAGGCGTTATGCGCATCTTCCAGCGTACAGACCAGCTCATTAAAGGCATCAAAGACGCCGGAGGACCGGAGATACTTTTTCACGCGTTTACTGCGGACAGCAAAGAGGTCGCGGTGCCAGTCGGAAATATAAGGCGCGTTGCGGTTCAGTATGCCGAGCATGCGGCAGACCTCATTGACCCGCTGGTCACGGACAACCCGCAGGAAACGGGTGACAAAAGCCAAATCAGTCAGACGTTTAAGCAATCCCTCATCGCCGTAACGCTCATGATAAGTGGCATAAACGGGCGCGAAATCAAAGCCGGAGATGTCCTGAAAATAGGCCATTACATTGAGAAGGTGCTGTTCTGCAACATCACTATAAATGGCCCGAGAAACAAGGCAGTCACGAACAACCGAATCAGCCACCTCAGCAAGCTGTTCATCAGTGCAGAAAAGCGAGAATTCATAAGGGTCTCCGTCCTGATTGAAGAAAGCAAAACGGTGCGCGGACTCAAGCGCCATCAGCGCATTTTTCACACCGAGCTGATAAACAAGACGGCAGAAAGCGTGTGCCACGGTGAAGGAAAACGAGCCAAACTGTGAAACCAGTCCGGCAGCCTTACCCCTGTCAGCGAGAGATAAATCCGTGCAGTTAATTCCGTAAATCACACGGTCAACCTGCGTGTTACGTGGCAGGGCAAGCTGTGAAGACAGTACCCCGACCTCATCACGATACTGGCGGGAAAGCGTGACAAGGTTGCGAGTGGCAACATCGCGCTCAGCCCGAAAATGCTCACGTTCGGGCAGCGTCAGACAGGGACGACCAAGGGCAACAGATGCCGCGTCGATGGAGTTATACGCTGTGAGGATGGCTGATTCAGTCATACTACTCCCCCGAAACCATATCGGAAGCCTCAACCATATCCAGATAGCCAACCCACGATCCGGAAGGAACTGAAAGAGGAACAAGAACGAACTCTGGACCAATCAAACGAAGGCAGTAATTGATCAGCTCATCAAAGGAGTCACATTTTAACCAAAGACCATCAACACGGGCTGTACAGTAAACAGGAGCTGTCAAGTCAGAACCAAAACTAGGGAAGTAATCGTAGTAAACAATCTCGTGAGACATGTTTGCACCGCAATATATTTACCGCATGCGTGCATCATAATCACATTTAACACGTATTGTAAATACGCATGCGCTATGCGGGTGTAAAAAAAATGGAATAATCACCTTCTATTGAAAGGACATAGAGGTAAATTTTGATGAAAAAAGAAACAAAGCGCGGAGACACAACCGTAAGGATTAACGAAAACAGAAAACTGGAGCTAAAACGAAGAGTGCTGGAAATCGGTAATAAAACAGGTGAGCTACTAAAACCATCAGAGATAGTAAACCACTTAATAGACAACTACTTAGATGATGCGGTGAAAGATCTAATAAGCAAAGAAGAACTTAAGAAAAAAAAGGCAATGTGATCCCTTTCCCAACGTCAAAAAAACAGGCCAAGAAAGATCAAAGGAACAGTTAAACGAGGCAATATGCAGATAACCAGTGACTTAATCCTTGACCTGCTGATAAAGCATTTTGTTGTGGGCAGCATCACAGGCATGACAATATTCAGCCTGATAACGCTTGTCCTACCGTTGGTGATGACCATACACAACAAACTAAGTAAGGACACTGAAATCCTTTAAGGTTCAGTGCGCACAATGACGTTATGTATAAAAAGGCCGCTGCGGGGGAGAGGATCGCAGCGGCCTTTTCAACATAACGCGTGTCACATTATGCGCACTAATATAAACCAAGGAAGAATCCAGTCGTTGGCGGTCATGATTGTCATGCTCATTAACAATGACCAAACCCCATATCTCACTTACTACCGTATTCTCGGCTTAACCGTCCATGCAACCTCAACACATTGCTTTCAACTGCCGTCACCACGTTCTCCGGAAAATCTGTCGGTAATGAAGTCTTCACGTTATCCAGTGCTGCTGGAATCATTCTGGCAAAGTCACTCAGGATTTCATGCATCTGCACTTCCGGGAATCTCAGCACCTTTGCTGTCGCCAAAAAATGTCGCGGATAAATTTTATCGATTGCCGTTTTTTTGCCTTTGGATGCGTTAAGCCCCATTGCCAGTTTGAGATCGCTGATGTGTATTCCCGTACCGCCAAGGACCGGAAATGCTGAAATGATGTCGTAAAATGGCGTGAGTCGATAACTGCCGCCAGCCTGAATAAATACGGAGAAGTTTTTTGCATGACCGTCCGTTGCGCCAATCAACCACTGGAAGACCTGGAATTTCATAAAATCATAGCGATCTTTCAGCGCCTCGCTGGACCCCATCAAAAAAGCCATGATCCGCGCGATGCCTGGGCCTCCATCTGATTCATATTTCACCGATGAAGGTAAACCGAATGTCTGACACATATCCTCCTGTGGCAAGCGAAGTAAAACCGTTCGCTCAGCATTCCAACGCCTGTCAAAACGTTCGACCGCTAACGCGCGCACATTTCCCGCTTTAATGATTTCTGCGTCCGGAACATTCAACCCAAGTTCTTTCGCCAGCAGCAGACAGTAATACTCATTATCAACGCTTTGGCTGAGATCGAGCGTCGCATTGGGCTGCCTGATTTCGCCAATCGGTAATTTAATGATGTGCGTCGTCGGCGTTATTCCTTTCGGAATGCACCAGTCATTGCCTATTCTGAGCAGTGCTGTCTTCTCCTGTGCGCCAGCAACCGAGATGCGAAAGTCATTTTCTTCTCTAATCATGCCTAGCGGGATATCTGCTTTATAAGCCGTTAATACTTCTTCAAGTCTGGCTTCAGTAAGCTTTTCCCATGCCATTATCGGATGCGTTACGGTTTCGTCTTCGGGTATTAACGTCACGGCACCAACGCTGTCTCGCCCTATTTCTGACAATAAATCAAACGGTTGTCTGGATTTGGCATAATAACGTTTAACGATCCGGTCACGTACAATCGGGCTATCGGGTAACAGGTTATCGAAGAAGTTAAATACGGCATCAGAGGTGATATTCCCCCTCTGCAATGGCAGCGAAAGTGACAACGGTCTGGCATAACGGCTTGCTAACCACTCCGGTGCATACTTAAAGGTGTGCGCGCCGTTGGCTAACTTCGTTAACTCGCCTACCCGCTGGTTGTTCATCCAAGTGACAAGTTTAGGCAT